ATGTTTCGATTGGATCTGAAGCGCGAGCCCTATTGGCTCGATCTGGCGAACCGGGTTCGCGTGCTCGTGCGCCCGCCGACCATGGCGATGATCCTGGAGGCGCGCCGCGAGACGGCGCGGGCAGTGCAGGCGGGCGTGGTCGAGGCCGACGACGGCCCGGGCCGGGCGCAGGTCTTCACGCAGGCGCTGGGCCGCGAAGCGATCCTGGAGTGGGAGAGCGTCGGCGACGCGGACGACCGGCCCGCGCCGGTGACGCCGGCTGGGATCGACGCGCTGCTCGAGCTGCCGGTCATGGGGCTCGCCTTCGATGCCGGCTACACCGCGCCCGCTTTGAGGGTGGAAGCGGAAAAAAACGCATCGGCGCCCTCGCCGAATGGCACTTCGGCGGAGGGCCTGGCTATTGCAGCGCCTGCGGCGAGCGCTGCGCCGACTGCCCCTATGAACTGAACCGACCGCAGAGCCTGGAAGGGCGGACCGCCTGGGAGGCGCTCCAGGGTGCCAGCGGGCAGGGCCGCTGGGTGGCCACGGCCAAAGGCGCCCGGGCCATCGGCTTGGACTTCGCCGCCGTGCTGGCCTTCGCGTCGGCGCTGGGCGCCGATCGCGGCCTTGTGGCCACCTGCCTGCCGGCCGTGGAGCTGGCGATCCTGAAGCGCGACGTGGAGAGCGAGGACGAGGATGCCGGCTAGGTATCAGTTCGGCGTGCGTCTCTCGCTTGAGGAGGGAGAGAAGGTCAAGGCCGCGCTCCTGGCACTGGGCGAGACCGGCCAGAAGGCGCTGAAGGGCATCACCGAGGCCAGCGCGCCGGCGAGCCGCGGCCTCCAGGTATTGGACGGCACCACGCGCGACCTCTGGGGCCGGGCCGAGGGCCTGACCTCCCGCCTGGGGCCGCTCGGCGGCGCCTTGCGGGCGCTGGGCCCGGCCGGCATCGCCGCCGGCGCCGGCCTGGCGCTGGTGACCGGCGCACTCACGCTGGGCCTGCGCGACTTCGCCGAGGCTGAGCGCCAGCAGCTCCGCCTTGAGGCGGTGCTGAAGGCGACCGGCCAGGCCTCCGGGCTGACGGCTCGGGAGATCAAGGTCCTCGCGGATTCGATCGAGGCGGCGACCTTCGCCACCGCCGAGCAGGCGACCGAGGCGGCCTCGGTCCTGGCCACCTTCCGCTCCGTGTCGGGTGATACTTTCCGGCGCGCGCTCGTGCTCTCGCAGGATCTGGCGACGGTCTTCGGGACGGGGCTTGCCTCTTCGGCAGCGCAGCTCGGCAAGGCGCTGGAGGACCCGATCCAGGGCATCACGGCGCTGCGCCGGGTGGGCGTCTCCTTCAGCCAGACGCAGCGCGACATGATCGCCGAGATGGTGCGTCTCGGCGACACGGCGGGCGCGCAGAGGCTCATCCTCGACGAGCTGCAGCGCCAGGTCGGCGGTGCTGCCGCTGGCGAGGCCAGCGGGCTCGCCGGCGCCTTCAACAACGCCACCGACGAGCTCGGCAACTTCCTAGAGGAGCTGGCCGAGGTCAGCGGCGTTGCGGAGGGTGCCAAGCAGGCGCTCGAGGCCATCGGCCTCGGCATCCTCGTCCTGCGCGGTGCGCTAGAGGAGCTGAGCGATGCGCCACCGCGGATCGAGCTGACGGCGGAGCTCGAGTACCAGGTCGACCGCTTCAACGAGCTGACGGCGGAGATCGAGGCGGTCGCTGCCAAGGGCGACCAGGCTAAGGTCGAGCGGCTGTCGGACCTCAGGGATGCAATCGGTCGGGAGTACGGCCTGACCGAGGAGGTGCTGGCGCAGATTGCCCGGCAGCGCCAGGAGCAGGCGGCGGCCGAGGCGGCCCGGGCAGCGGCCGAGGCGGAGCGCAACCGCGAGGCGGCCGAGGAACGGGTCACGGCGGCCGAGAAGGAGCTGGCCGCGCTTGGCACCACAGCCGAGAAGACCGCGCAGGTCCAGGAAGAGCTGGCGCGCACGCGGAGCGAGCTGGAGGCGCTGCGCAGTCCTGACGGCTCCAACGCCGCGGCGATCGAGCAGGCAATCCAGCTGGAAGAGGAGATCGCCGCTCGCAAGATCGCCGCCCTGGAGAAGAGCACCTCCACCGCGACCAAGCTCGCTGACCGCGAGGCCGAGAAGATCCAGAGTGTCATCGACAAGCTCGCCTTCGAGGAAGCGCAGCTGGGGCGCAGCGCGGCCGAGCGCGCGGTCTATCAGAACCTCAAGGCCGCCGGCATCGAGACCGCGGAGCTCCTGGTCGATGCCGAAGGACGCCTGCTCGGCGTCTACTCCCTGGAAGCCGAGGCGATTGCCGACTCGACGCGGGCCTTGCTGGAGCGCCAGGCGGCCGAGGCCGGCGACAAGCGCGTCACCGCACTGGAGGAGCAGCTCGCCCTGATCGATGCCGAGCGGGCCCTCTTAAACGAGAGCGAGAGCGAGCGAGCCTTACAGCTGGCGCTGCTGCAGCGGCAGAACGAGCTCCGCCGCGAAGGCATCGAGCTCACCTCTGAACAGGCCCAGCGCGAGCTCAAGCTGACCGAAGAGATCGCCCGCGCCAAGGCTGGGCTGGAGCGGCAAAAGTCGATCGCGGCCGACCTCACCGGCGCCTTCGAGCGGGGTCTGGACCGCATTGGCTCGGCCATCACCGAGATGGCGGTGAGCGGCGAGGTCGCCGCCATCTCCTTCGGCAACATCTGGATGGGCGTGCTCTCGGAGATCCTGCAGTACCTGCTGCGGCTCGCCGTCATCGATCCCTTGAAGTCTGGGATCGGCGGGCTCTTTAACAACCTCATCGCCAGTATCGTCGGCGGCTTCGGCAGCAGCGGCAGCGGCGTCACCACCACCAACATCATCAATCCGGGTGCGCCGCTCTTCCAGACCTCGGTCGGCCATGGCGGTGGTATTGCTGGCGTGCTGGCCGAGCGGCGCTGGGTGGAGCCTGGGGTCTTCGCGGCGGCCGAGCGCTACCACGCAGGCGGGCTTGCCGCTGACGAGGTGCCGGCCATCCTGAGGCGCGGCGAGGAGGTACTGACCGAGGAGGATCCGCGGCACCGCTGGAACCTGGCGCGCGGTGCGTCGACCGCCTCGGCCAGGCCGCGCGTCGAGGTGCACATCCACAACGCGCCGGGTACGCGTGCGCGCGTCGAGCGCTCCGAGAGCAACGATGGCGGGTTCCGACTCGACGTTCTGATCGACCAGGTCGACGAACAGCTCGCCGGTCGCGTCGCCCAGGGCTCCAGCCAGACCGGCCGGACCTTTGAGCGCAAGTACGGCCTCGACCCCGGCCGCGGAAGCTTCGTCAGGTGACCGCCTGGCTGGCCGGTCTGCCGGCCCGTCCGCTGCGCGACGGGTTCGTCTTGAAGCCGGCCGAGCCGGCCGTGCGCACCGCTTGGGAGTCCGGCCCGGCGCGGCAACGGCGTTTCGTGACCAAACTGCCGTATCGTGCCGAGATCGCCTGGCACATGAGCCAAGTGCAGTTCGAGCTGTTCCGCGGCTGGTACAGCGGCACGCTGGCGGAGGGCACGGCCTGGTTCGAAATCGAACTGCCGGCGTTTCGCAGCGTCGGCGGCGCGGAGCTGGTCACCTGCGAGGCGCGCTTCGTCGATGGCTACCGCGCCCAGCCGCGGCAGCGCGCCGCCTGGCAGGTGGCGAGCGAGCTCGAGTTCTTCCCGCCGGCGGTCGATGCCGGCGACATCGCCGGCCTGACGACGGACTGGCCCGCGGCGCTGCCTAGCGATTCCGTCGCCGGGCCGTACAGCATCGACCCGCACGAGCCGACCCTGCGCGGCGACGACGAGGAGGGCCCGGTCGACAAACGCAGGCGCTTCGAGGACACGCCGGCGGGCTTTGCGGTCACCTGGCGCTTCGACTTCGACAGCTTCGCGCTCTTCCTCGCCTGGTGGCGCGGCGTGCTGAAGGACGGCCAGCGCTGGGCGCAGATCCCGCTGCGCCTTGGAGCCAGTGTCGAGACTCGCACCTGCCGCTTCCGCGGCGATGCGCCGTGGCAGGCAGCGCCCTGGCGCGGCGCCTACTGGCAGGTCTCGGCGGCCCTCGAGGTGCGCCGGCCGCCGATCCTCTCGGAAGAGGAGATCGAAGCCTACCTGGCGGCCAACCCGCTGCATCACCTGGTGCACGTCACCCTGCCGGCCTCGCTGCCGGGTGCCTAAGGAGTTGAGCTCGTGTCCGAGCTGACCGACAAGATCGCCCAGTTCGAGGCGGACTCCGACCTCGCGCACCAGATCGTGCACGGCGACGCCTCGACAGTCGTTCCTACGGAAGGCGGCAACGTCGACAGCTTCGCCCGCGCGATGGCCAAGCTGTCGGTTTCGGGCACGAGCTTGACCAGCCTGACGATCGGCACCGGCAGCAAGGCCTTCACCACTGCGGCCGGCAAGGGCTGGGGGTTGGGCCAGCGCCTGCGAGCCGCCTCGGCCGATGGCACCAAGGTGATGGACGGCGAGGTGACCGCCTACAGCGGCACCAGCCTGACCTTGGCCGTGGACTACGTCGAGGGCAGCGGCACGTACGCCGATTGGAATATCTCGCTGATCGGGTCCAGGGGCGCGACCGGCGCGACCGGAGCGACCGGTGCGACGGGTGCCACTGGTGCGACGGGGGCGACTGGCACCGCTGGCGCCACTTGGCTCAACGGAGCTACCGATCCCTCGGCAGGCACCGGCGCGAACGGTGATTTCTACCTGCAGACCGGCAACGGTTCGACCGGCGTTCTGGGCGACGTCTGGACGAAGGCCGCGGGCACTTGGTCGATCATCGGCAACATCCGCGGTGCGACCGGTGCGACCGGCTCGACAGGTGCCGCCGGCGCCGCCGGCGCCGTCTGGGTCAACGGCTCGTCCGGTCCCAGCGGCGGCACCGGCGCGAACGGCGATTTCTACCTGCAGACCGGCAACGGCAGCAGCGGCACGCTGGGCGACGTCTGGACGAAGGTGGCCGGCAGCTGGAGCATAACCGGCAACATCCGGGGGCCGGCGGGCGGCGGCGACTTGACCGGGCCGGCCAGCGCCGTCGCAGGGCGCTTGCCGACCTTCGCCGACACCACAGGAAAGGTGCTCCAGGACAGTGGGGTACTGCTGAGCGCGTTGGCGCTATTGGCGAGTCCCGCCTTCACCGGCAATCCTACGGCACCGACGCAGAGCGCCGGCAACAACAGCACGCGGTTGGCGACAACAGCCTTCGTCGCGACGGCCATCGCCAACCTCGTGGCCAGCTCGCCTGCAGCGCTCGACACGCTGAACGAGCTGGCCGCAGCGCTGGGCAATGATCCGAACTTCGCGACGACCATCACGACTGCGCTGGCCGGCAAGCTGCCTGCGGCCGACACCTCGATCGGTGCGCATCAGCTCATCTTTGGCTCGGACTTCATGACGGTGCCGACGTCGGGCGGGCCTTCGCGCGGCACGGTGGCTTTCGGTTCGGCCAACCTGCCGTCGCTCGACTTCGACCCGGCGACCGACGAGATCGCCTATCTGGCGATCCCGCTGCCGAAGCGCTGGAACGCCGGCACCGTGACGGTGACGCTGGTATGGGCAGCGGCGGCAACCGGCAATGTGCGATGGGACGTTTCGGGCCGGGCGATGGGCGACGACGATGCGCGCTCTTCGACCCTGGGAACGGCGCAGTCGTTCACCGACGGCGTGACCGCAACCGGCGACGTGATGATCAGCGCCGCGAGCGCGGCCATGACGCTGACCAGCTCGCCTGCCAAGGGCGACATGATGATCCTCGGCGTGAACCGGGACGCCAACAACGGCGCGGACACCTGCAGCGCCGACGCCTCGCTCCTCTACGTCATCGTCACCATCACGACTGACGCCGGGACCGACGCCTGATGTCGATCATCCGGCCGATCGTCCAAGCCGGCTGGCCACGCTGGCGGGAGGTCGAGTGGCTGGGCTATGCCGAGATCGCGGCCGAGCAGGCATCCTACTCCTTCACGTCGTTCAACTTCGGCAAGGAAGCCAAGGACCGCATCATCTGCGCCTGCTGCCTGTCATCGATCTGGGCGGCGCACCTGGGCCACGACCTGTCGAATGCGACGATCGGCGGTGTTGCGGCCGCGATCCACGCCCAGGCCGGCGCGGACGACTCCGACTATCCGATGCAGATCGCCTCGATGTTTTCCGCCGTGGTGCCGAGCGGCGAGACTGGGACGATCTTCGTCGATGGCGGGGGCTCGGGCTACCCAAACAACTGGCCGTCGATGCGCGTCGGCGCTTGGCGGCTGGTCGGCTTCGATCCGACTCCGTTCCATGCCAACCGCGAGCAGAACAACGCGGTGAACACCATCTCGTTCTCGCTGAACGTCCCGCACGAAGGCGCGATCCTTGCCGCGGCCAATGGCTACCACGACGTCAGCGCGCCCGGCGGTGCATGGACCTCGGGCGGCATCGGCATCGATCAGGATCTATCGAGCGGCACGAACGTCAGGGTTTGGGGCAGCCGCACCAAGGAGGCCTCGGCCTCGCCGCAGACCCTGACCTTCGACGTCACCGGCTCCTCGACGTCCGGCTTGGCGATGGCGGCCGTCAGCTTTCAGCGAAGGAAGTGACGATGGCGCAGCGGTGGCGACTGACCCTGATTGCGGACGGCTCGACCGTCACCTATCCCAACTTCGACGGCTACCGATGGTTCGACGACGGCGTGACGCCACAGAACCCGGCCGGCAAAGCGTGGCAGTGGGTGCTCGACAACCCCCCACCGCCGCCGGGCCCGCCGCCGGAGCCGACAGCGCAAGAATTGGCCGACCGGCTCGATGCCTTGACCAACGACAGAGACACGCTGGTCTTGGCCGTGCGCGCGCTCATCTCCCTCCTGGCCGACGACAAGGGCATCACGGACGCCCAGGCGCGCACCGCGGTGAAGGCGCGCATGAAGCTGATCGCAGAGAAACAGCGGGGCTGAGCCGATGACCGACCCCTGGGACGCGGCCCTGGCCGAAGCCTATGCGTCGGCGCCGGCCGCCGTGATCATCCTTGATACGCTCGAGCTGCGCCATCCGGCGCTGGTCGATGCGCAGCAGAACCCCTCGCCGATCCGCATTGTGCGCGACCACCGCGACTGGGAGCTGCAGCTCGAGGCGGGCGCGCCGCTGAATGGCGGCCAGCTCGTGACCTTCGTGAAACTGGGCTTCGATGTCGACCTGCCGGATTCGACCGAGGCGGCGCCGGCGGCCCGGCTGTCGCTCAACGCCGTCAACCGCGAGGTGATCGAAGCAGCCGAGCAGATCGTCACGATCCGCGCGCCGGTCGAAGTGACCTATCGAGCCTACATCGCGCCGGCCGAGGGCGACCCGGCACCGGAGCCAAGCTGGGTTATCGACGGCCTGAAGCTGCGCGTCGCCGAGGCCGACCTGTTGCGGATGAGCGGCCTGCTCACCTTCGACCAGCTCGCCAATCGTGCCTTTCCGGCCCTGGTCTACCGGCGCAAAGAGTTCCCGGGGCTGGCGAGATGAGCGTGCTCCCTCCCTCCGGTCCCGGATCGAGCGTCCGGGACTCGCTGCCGCCTCGCGCCGCTACGCGGCTGCCGGCGGATGCTTCGGCGGGCACGCCGCCCGCTCCGTCCGAGCAAGGCCTCACCGCGTTCGTCGAGCCGCTATTGACTTGCCGTTGGGAACTGGGTGCCGAGGGGCCGCAAGCGTGGGATTGCTGGTCACTGTTCCGCCACGCGCAGGCGGGGCTCTTCGGGCGGGCAGTGCCGCGGGTTGTGCTGCCGAAGGACACGCCTGTCACGAAGACCTCCGCGCTGCTCGCCAGTCATCCGGGGCGAGCCCTTTGGCGGCAAGTTCCGACGCCGGTGCATGGCGGTGCCGTCGAGCTCAGCTCGGTGCGCACGCCGCTCCATGTGGGCCTCTGGCTCGCCGTGGATGGCGGTCTGGTCTTGCACTGCGCGGAACCGGCCGGGGTGCAGCTCGACTCCCTGCTGACGCTGAGGGCCTGCGGCTGGCGCGTGCTGCGCTTCTACGAGTGGGCGGGCGGTGTCTGAAACCCAGATCCTCACGCCCTTCGGCGCGGTGACGCCAATGCCGCCGCCGATCGCCGGTGAGACGATCGACGGCTGGGTCCGGCGCCTGGCCCTGGATCCGCGGCAGCCCATCATCGCCGTCCGGAGCGATCCGCAGGGCGATCCGCATTCGCTGCAGCCGGTGCTGCGGGCTGAATGGCAGCGACCGCTCACCCTGGGCGAGCGGGTTACGCTGGTGCTGCTGCCGGCGCACGGCGGCGGTGGCGGGGGCGGCTCCAAGGTGCTGCGCTCGATCCTGCTGCTGGCGGTGGCGGCGGCGGCCTTCTTCGCGGGGCCGGCGGCGGCGGGCGCCCTCGGCCTGGCGCAGGGCACCTTAGGCTTTTCGATCGTCTCCGGCCTGGTTGGTGCTGCGGTCACCTTCGTCGGCGGCCTCTTGGTCAACGCCATCCTGCCGGTGGATACGCCCAAGGCGACGCAGGAGGAGGCGCCGTCGCCGACCTATGCCCTGCGACCCGCCGGCAACCAGGCGCGGCTCGGCCTGCCGATCCCGCGCCTCTACGGCCGCGTGCGCATGGTGCCGGACTTCGCCGCCCAGCCCTATCAGGAGTTCGACGGCGACGACCAGTACCTCATGCAGCTCTTCTGCGTGACGCTGGGCGTGTGCGATGTCGAGCAGATCCTGATCGACGACACCGTGCTTTGGCGCAGCGAGCCGACACGCTCGCTGGCCATCGCCTCCGGCACGGTGCCGGCACCGGGCGGCGACATCGAGGCGGGGTGGGTCGCCGGCGGCGGTGGCACGCTCTCCTACACGACCAGCGACGGCCGGCCCGCGATGGATGTGGGCAACGCGCCGGCAAAGACCCGCGTCGCCCGCTCGGCGATCGCCGGCGGCACGGTGCATGCGGCCGCCCTGATCGCTGCGCGCGCGGGCAGTGCTGCCGGCACGCTGAGGATCGTCGAGCGCGACAGCGGCCTGACGGCATTGCGCACCAGCAGCAAGGCGATCGGCAGCACTGCGGTCGGCGAGACGGTGCGGCTGCGCGACATCGGCCTCTTGGCCGACACGGCCTGGATCGATCTCGAGGTCGGTCCGACCGCCAGCGGCACCTTCACGATCGTTGATGCAAAGCTGACCGAAGGCGGCACTGAGACGCCCTTCGAGGACATCGAGGTGGAGATCGTCTTGCCAGGTGCGGAAGTGACGCTCTTCCCAGCCAACGTCGAGACCTCAGCCGAGGTCAGTGGACAGGAACTCCTGCCGGCCGACGACCCTGACTACGACTGGGTCGGCCCCTACGTCGCCAACCAGGCCGGCACGCAGACGAACCGCCTGGCCTTCGACATCTCCCTGCCGCTCGGGCTCTTCGACCAGAGCGGCGGCAGCCTGAGCTCGGAGACGGTCTCCTGGGAAACGCAGGCGCGGCGCATCGACGATAACGGCGATCCGCTTGGCTCCTGGATCACGCTGGGCACGCACGCGCTGACCCGCAAGTCGCGCCGGCCGGTTCGACGCACCGACCGCTACGCCGTGGCGCTGGGCCGCTACGAGTGCCGCGCCCGCCGGCTCGACGATGAGGGCGGCGCCAGCGTCGCGGACACTGTCGTCTGGGAGGGGCTGAAGGCCTACCTCCCGGGGGCCAGCAGCTGGGCCGACGGCACTCGCTTGGCGCTGCGCGCGCGGGCGACCAACCAGCTCTCCTCGCTCTCCGCGCGCCGCGTCGCGGTGATCGCCACTGGGCGGGTGCCGGTGTGGGACGGCGAGACCTGGTCGGCGCCGCAGCCGGTGCGGCAGCTGGCCTGGGCGCTGGCCGACATGCTGCGCAACGACCGCTACGGCGCCGGCAAGGCGGACGGCGCCATCGACCTGGATACGCTGCTGGCGCTGCAGGAAACTTGGGACGCGCGCGGCGACAGGTTCGACTTCGTCTTCGACACGAGACGGACCCTGTGGGATGCGCTGAAACTGGCTGCGCGGACGGGCCGGTCCCAGCCGGTGCAGGTGGGCTCCGTCGTCTCTTTCAAGCGCGATGAGCCGAAGACCCTGGCCAAGGCGGTGTTCGGGCCGCACAACATCGTCCGCGGTACCTTGAAGCTGCAGTACGTCTTCTACGATGACGAAGCGCCCGACTACGTGGTCGTCGACTATCTCGACGAGGACACCTGGCAGCCCGAGACCATCGATTGCGTGCTGCCCGGCGGCACGGACGAGGAAGGGCAGAGCGTCGAGCTGCCGGGCATCGTGCAGCGCGACCAGGGCCACCGCGAGGGCGTCTATCTGGCCGCGGCAAACGCGCGCCGCCGTGTCTTTCCCTCCTTCGAGACCGAGCTGCAGGGCCGCATGCTCACCCGGGGCGACCTCGTCATCCTCAGCCACGACCTGCCGCAGTGGGGCTGGTGGGGCCGCGTGGTGTCCTGGGAGGCGGAGACGCTGACGCTGCGGCTGAGCGAGGCGGTCGGCTGGCAGGCGGGCGCGCAGCACTGGCTGAGCCTTGCCCGCAAGGACGGCAAGGAGTGGGGCCCGGTGAAGGTCGCCGCGGCTGCCAACGCCTACGAGGCCGTGATCGACGAGACCGATCACGCCCTGGTGGCAGCCGCGCAGGGGCTAACGGCGGACGACGTTATCGCGCTGGGCCCGCCGGGCGATGCCTGGGAGGGCGACGCGACGCCGGCTGTGATCGGCCCAGGCGTGGACTTCATCCGCCGCTTCCTGGTGGTCGAGGCGCGGCCGCGCGGCCGGCGCACCGCCATGGTGCTGAACAACTACGACGAGTCGGTCTACACGGCCGAGGAGGGCGTGGTCGCCGAGGCGCGCAATCTCTCGCTGCTCGGCAGCGCGCCCAAGGGGCCGGCGCTCATCGGCCTCTCCGTGCTGGTGCGCGGCGACGGGCCGGCCGAGGCGCCGATCATCGAGGCGGCCTGGCAGCCGTCACCCGGTGCCGAATACTACATCGCCGAGCGGAGCGACGACGGGGAATCGTGGATCACGATCTACGAGGGCACCGCCTCGCAGTTCGCCGTAACTGTGCCGCCTGGCATCATCTCCATCCGCGTCGCGGCCTTCGGCACACTACGCGGTCCCTGGGTCACCTGGACCTCGCTGGACGGTCCGGCCGGCGGCGAGAGCGGCGGCACGGCAATCGACCTGGTCCAGAACGTCTCGGCGCGGAACATCGAGATCAAGCAGCAGGCACTCGATGCCGGGTGGAACGGCAGCGACGTCGTGACGGTCAACTACGTCATCCCGGCCGGCGTGATCATCGGCTCCACCTCGACCTCGACGCCGGCGCTGCGCAGCGGCGCCACCTGGCCGGGCGGCTCAGCGCTGCACATCGTCAACAACGGCAAGGTGCTGGGCAAGGGCGGCGCTGGCGGTGGCGGCAACGGCGCGGCTGGCGGCAATGCCTTCGCCAACGAAGGGATCGCTGTCGAGTTCGAGAACTACGGGACCGTCGCCGGCGGCGGTGGTGGCGGCGGGCGCGGCGCGCGGCGAACGGGCCAAGTCGGCGAGGACTCCTGGACCGCCGATGGCGGCGGCGGTGGCGGTGGCCAGGGCGACCAGGGAGGGGGCGGCGGGTCGGCGACGGGTGGTGGCGCCAGTGCCGGCTCTGGCGGCACGGCGGGCGCTGCGGGCGCCGGTGGGGCAGGCGAGAGCCCGGGCGGCGGCACTGGCGGCAAGGGCGGCAGCGGCGGCGCGCTGGGCCAGCCTGGCGCCAACGGCGGCAGCGGTTCGGGCGGCTCGGTGTCTCAGGCGGCCGGCAGCGGAGGTGCGGCCGGCAAGTACGCGACCGGTGACGGCAATACGACCTGGACCGTGGCCGGGACGAGGCTCGGCGGTGTCAGCGGCTGA